CTAAGAATTATTTTTCAATTATTTTCAATTTACCCCTTGACAAATCTTTAAAACAGGTGTATAATATATCTTAAGAGATATCATTAAAGTATCTTATAAGTATCTGATTAAGTTATTCTTATACTTACTACTTATAGATACTGTTTAAGTTATCCTACTAGTTACTACTTACTTAGTACTTAGTTAGTTCTAAAGAACTCTTAAGGGTTCTTATAAAACTCTTAAAGATATTTATAGTATGGAGAAGAATTATGACTGTACCTCAGTCTATGTTAGATAAGAAAAGAAACTATACAGAAAAGCAACAGGCTTTCTTAGATGCTATGTACGACTCTAAGACTGGTGACGTTAGACAAGCAATGATTAAAGCAGGATATGATTCTCAAGCACCTTCTACTTTCTTATTACAATCATTATCTAATGAACTAATAGAGATAGCTTCTCATACGTTAGCTAAGAATGCTCCTAAGGCAGCTAACAAGATAGTAGATATTATGGTTAGTGAAGAACCTATCCCACAAGTAACTCAGAAGTTACAAGCTGCTCAGACTTTGTTAGATAGAGTGGGGGTAGTTAAGGAACAGAAGATGAATGTAGACCATACAGTATCTGGAGGTATATTCATTATGCCTTCAAAGGATGAGATGACTATAGACGTAGAAGCAGCAGAGGTAGAGTATGAGCCTACTAACTAATACTGGGGAACTAAGAGTTAAGTTAAAAGGTTCTACTGTTCCTTTCGGATATGAAGTAATAGAAGATACTCCTGGGTACGTTAGACCAGTAATGGAGCAGTTAGAAGCTTTAGAAGAAGCTAAAGGATATGTAAAGAAAGGAGCTTTCTCTTATAGAGATGCAGCTGGTTGGTTAGAAGCCACTACAGGTAGGAAGGTATCTGCACAAGGTTTACATAAGATGGTAAAGAAAGATGGCTAATAAGAGAGGGATAACTGATGCAGAGATTCCTAAGATTTCTATTGAAGAATGTAAAGAGGAATACCCTGAGTTAGATATAGAGACCCTTGATGTAATTGATGGTATGGTTAGGTGTAAGTTAGATGGAACACCTAGAAAGAAGAGAGGCTTTAAAAAAGGAACTCCTAGAAAATACTCTAAAGCCAAAGGGGCTAAGAAGAAACTTAAACAGTCTAGAGATATAGGTGGGAAGAAGAGGTCACAAGCAACCACTAAGGTAAAGAACGCAGAAGAAGGCAATACTATATCTAGCGTAGTTAGTGATGAGGACATAGCGTCAGCAGTAGGACAGAAAGATGCAGAGGTAGCGTTTAGAGCTAACCCTGGACCCCAAACAGATTTCTTAGCGGCACCAGAGAAAGATGTATTGTACGGTGGAGCAGCGGGTGGTGGTAAGTCTTATGCTATGTTAGTAGACCCATTACGTTATGCACATAGACCAGAACATAGAGCCCTTATCTTAAGAAGGTCTATGCCTGAACTAAGAGAACTAATAGATAAGAGTAGAGAGCTATACCCTAAAGCATTTAAAGGTGCTAAGTTCAGAGAAGTAGATAAGATATGGAAGTTTCCTTCTGGTGCTTCAATACAGTTTAGTTTCTTAGAAAAGGATGCAGATGTATATAGATTCCAAGGACAAGCATATTCTTGGATAGGGTTTGATGAGATAACACACCTACCTACTGAGTTTGCTTGGAACTACTTAGCATCTAGACTTAGGACTACAGACCCAGAGATTCAAACATATATGAGATGTACCGCTAACCCTGGTGGTGCTGGTGCTCATTGGGTAAAGAAAAGATACATTGAACCTTCTCCTGCTAACGAAACCTTCATAGGTAATGATGAAGTAGTAAGGAAGTTTATACCTGCTTTGTTAGATGATAACCCTTATCTATCAGGTACAGACTATAAGAAGATGTTAGCGTCTTTACCTCCTGTACAACGTAAGCAATTACTAGAAGGTAACTGGGATATTAATGAAGGTGCTGCCTTTGTAGAGTTCGATACTTCTATTCACGTTATTCCTCCTTTTGATATACCTCCTAACTGGACTAGACTGAAAGGTGTGGACTATGGTTACGCAGCAGAATCAGCAGTTATATGGGCAGCAGTAGACCCTAATGACGATACTCTTATTATCTATAGAGAACTATATCAGAAAGGATTAACAGGTGAAGACCTAGCAGAAAGAATGACAGCCTATGAAGAAGGTGATGCTTACTCGATACCTGGTGTGTTAGATACCGCAGCTTGGAACAGAACTGGTTACACTGGTCCTACTATTGGTGAGATACTAGTAAGAGCAGGTCATAAGTTAAGACCAGCAGATAAGAATAGACTAGCAGGTAAAGTACAAATACACGAAAGACTTAAACAGAATAAGACAGACGGTAGACCTAAGATGCAAATCTTTAATAGTTGTCCTTCTCTTATACGTGAATTACAGACACTACCAGTAGATAAGAATAAACCAGAAGACGTAGATACTAAAGCTGCTGACCACGCATATGATGCACTTAGATATCTCATTATGTCTAGACCTAGAGCCACTACTAGTGATGAGTTATTTGAGTTCAAGAGGAACTTAGATATACCCAAGATGGCAGATGAAACATTTGGTTACTAAATTATTTTTCAATTATTTTGCATTTAGGGGTTGACAAAACCTGAAAACAGGTGTATAATAGTATATATAGTTATGACTTTCTTTTAAACATTAATGGCTGAAGATAATATCAAATTAAACGCTAATGAATCTGAAACGCCATTTGTATCTGCTGATGAGGTATCAACACCTGTAGAAGAAGCTTTAGAGAATCAAGTCTTTGTTTCTAACCTAGCTGCGCTAGTAGAAGAGAGATTCAACGCTGCAGAACGTGGAAGACAAGATGATGAGAAGCGTTGGTTAGAAGCGTACCACAACTATCGTGGTGTCTACAATAAGAACATTAAGTTCAAAGAGAACGAGAAGTCTAAGGTATTTATTAAGGTTACTAAGACTAAAGTACTGGCAGCTTATGGTCAGTTAGTAGATGTAGTATTCTCAGGGGCTAAGTTCCCACTACAAATTCAAGAGACTATCGTACCAGATGGTATCTCACAATATGCACATTTAAATCCTCTACAAAAACAGAACGGTGGTCCTATGGACATCTCCCCTGAGCTTGAAGGTAACTTAGAATATACACCAGGTGATGATGTTACAGATGACAACAGAGGGAACTTTGCCCCTTTTGATGTTGGGTATGAGGGAGATGGTCAGACATTAGCCCCAGGAGCAATCCAATCGGATGTAGACAAATTCTTAGGTTCTCTAGAAGAAGAGTACCAAAATGAAGGAGGTGATACAGTTATCGAGGAGGGTGCTGCTAGGTCACCTGAAATGCCACAGATTAACCCAGCTCAAATCGCTGCTCGTAGGATGGAGAAACTTATCCACGACCAGATTGAAGAGTCCAATGGCGCAACAGAATTGCGTAACGCAATCTTTGAATCAGTACTACTAGGCACTGGTATCATCAAAGGTCCATTTAACTATAATAAAACTATACACAAATGGACCACAGGAGAAGAAGGTGGAAGAGAATACACGCCTGAAGAAGTACGAGTACCACGCCTTGAGTTCGTTAGCACTTGGGACTTCTATCCAGACCCTAACTCAACTGATATGGCAGAAGCTGAGTGGGCTATTCACAGACATAAATACAACAGGTCACAACTAAGAGCTTTAATGAAGCGTCCTTACTTTAATAAGGAAAAGATTGCCGAATGTATTAAACAAGGTTATAACTATCAGAAGCGTTCATTTGAGAACGAGATTAAACTAGATAACAATTCTAGCTTTACTGATACAGAAAGATTTGAAGTACTAGAGTACTGGGGTGTTATGGATGCCGAGTACGCTAGAGAAGCAGGACTAAACGTTGATGACTCTATCGATGACTTAGAAGAGATTCAAGTAAACGCTTGGGTATGTCAAGGTAAGATTATTCGTTTAGTTGGCAATCCATTCAAACCTAGTAGGTTACCTTACAATGCCGTACCATACGAGAAGAACCCATACTCTTTCTGGGGTATTGGGGTTCCAGAGAATATGGAAGACTCACAGCAGATTATGAACGGTCACGCAAGAATGGCTATTGATAACTTAGCACTAGCTGGTTCGTTAGTATTTGATGTAGATGAAGCAGCGTTAGTTAGTGGACAATCTATGGACATCTTCCCAGGTAAGATATTCAAGAGACAGGCAGGTATGCCAGGTCAATCAATCTATGGCTTGAAGTTCCCTAACACAGCACCAGAGAATATGCAGATGTTTGATAGATTTAGACAACTAGCAGATGAGTCAACAGGTATTCCTTCTTACTCACACGGTAACACAGGTGTACAAGGAATGACTAGAACAGCATCAGGTATGTCAATGCTTATGGGTGCTGCGTCACTAAACATTAAGACAGTCGTTAAGAACCTTGATGACTTCTTATTAAAACCATTAGGTGTTGCGTTCTATCAATGGAATATGCAATTCTATGAAGGAGATTTAAATGTCGTTGGAGACCTTGAAATTAAAGCTACAGGAACTAGTTCGCTTATGCAGAAGGAAGTTAGGTCTCAAAGACTTACGACCTTTTTACAATCGGTTCAGAATCCTGCAGTTGCGCCATTTGTTAAAGTATCTAAAATCATTCAAGAATTGGCTTATAGCCTTGACTTCGACCCTGAAGAAATAATAAACTCTCCAGAGGAGGCAGCAATCTATGCAGAAATTATCGGACTTCAAAATCAGCAACAAGGAGCTCAAGCAGCTGGTGAGCAATCCCCTATGGGTGAAGGTGGAGGAATTCCTGGAGGTGGAGCAGGTGAAGGCGTTACAGGCAATGGCGATGGCAACATCGGAACAGGAAATGTACCGCAACCAGGGGAAGGTGAATTTAGTCAAGCAGCTCCTCCTGTTGCGTAATAACATAGAAAGTTAAGATGGCTATACTTGACCACGAAGGTGACATCCCAGAAGAATACCTAACAGGTTTCGAGAGGGAGATGCAAGAAACTGAAGATGGGAAAGTAACAAAGACTTGGAAAGAATACGCTAAAGGATATGTTCCTAGAGGAACTGAAGAAGTAAAGTTTGATGACCTTAAGCACAAATCATCTTGGCATAAAGATAAAGATGAATTGGGTAAACAGGTTATATCAGGAACCTGGCAAACAGAGACTAGAGGATTAGGCAAACAAAGAGAACAAGCAGACAGGGCTTCTCAGTTAATGAGGGCTTGTCAGATGGGAGATACAAATGCTTGTAGTTTAATTCAATCCAACACTCCAGGGTTCTCAGCTGAAAAATATAAATCAAAACAACAAAGAAGTCTTATGAGTCCGTATCAAAGAAAAGGGTTTGCACAAGGTGGTATGTTAGATGACACATCTAGATTATGGAAGATGGAATCAACTTACCCAGAATTTCAAAAAGGTGTAGCAAGTAGAGTATCAAAAGAAAGAGTACCTACCACACCAATCGAGGAACAATATATGTATAGTCCAACACAGGGTGGTTACCCTCCAGGTTACGCAGAAGGTGGTTCAGTATATGATACAGAAGGTTCTATGTTAGCTCCTGAAGTACCGTTAGACTTTGAAGACGAAGCACCTGTTGAAGATGTATCAGGAGAAGAGAATGAGTTAGGATTAACAGACGGTGAGACTGAGGTGTTAGGTCAAGCAATGTCTGACTATCCTGAGTTAGAAAATATTCTAAATAAGGTAGGCTCTACATTTAGTACTGGTGAATTCACAGCAGATGGTGCAGTAGAAGGACCAGGTACAGAGACTAGTGATTCTATTCCTGCTAGACTATCAGACGGTGAGTTTGTATTTACAGCTAAAGCTGTTAAGCAATTAGGTGTAGATAAACTACGTAAGATGATGGACAAAGCAGAAGGTGATTATGACGAAGCATCGCAGAAGCAAGAGTATCAACAGATGAGTGATACTGGTTTTGCTAAAGGGGGTTTCTTTGATAGACCTAAATATAATGAGGGAGATTTAGTAAGCCAATCACAAGCAGCCCCAAAGCCTAAAGAAGGGGCATCCATTGGGACAATAATTAAGAACTACTTATTCTCCCCTTTAGCATATGTAGAAGATAGAACGATAGACCCAGATATGGAAGAAATATATGGGTCCGAAGAGTACCAACAAAAACAAAGAGATTCTTCTGGTGCGTTTGATGATATCGGCAAACCTACTTATAGGATAGAAGACGAACTATCTCCAGAAGATAGAGAAGCCTTAGAGAGAGGTAACGAAGCTATCTATCCAGAAGAAGAGTATCCACACTTATATAATAAATAAATTAACTATAAACCCCCAGTCGACCTGACGAGATAGACTGACTTTATAGCGACAGCCCCAAGGCTACCTCATTAGAGCACCTTGGATGATTACAACCCCGCAAGCCACCCCAGAATACTGGGCACTTAATGGAGGTCAAAATGACAACAGCAACAGCAAGAACGGAGGAAATCCAACAACCACAAGCAAACCCTTATAACGCAAAGAAGAAATGGGACAACAGTAAAAAAGATGCCGAGTTAGGTATTCAGAGTGCTGATGATTCCTTAGCTTATCTTGCCCCTCGTAAGGAAGTATACGTATCAAACAACGAACCAATCACAGAAGAAGAGACAGTCGTGAAAGAGGATACTAAAGCTTCCGAGGCTACCAAGGAAGATGATTCTTATAAAGAAGAACCCACAAAGAAATTTGAGAAGGTTGACTTTAAAAAACGTTATGATGATTTGAAGAAACATTATGATAGAAAACTAGGAGACTGGAAAGCTAAAGAGCAATCCTTGAAAGCAGAGCTCACTTCCAATCGTCCTACTTATACTGCCCCTAAAACCCCAGAAGAACTGGCTACTTTTAGAGAGGACTATCCTGATGTTTATGATGTAGTAGAAACAGTAGCTCATATGAGAGCTGAAGAACAGTTATCTGAATTACAGAATAAAGTTAATCAGTTATCAGAGAAAGAGAGCCAAGCAAACCGTAGGGCAGCAGAGCAAGAACTTCTTAACCTGCACCCAGACTTTGTTACAATTAGGGAGTCGGAAGAATTCCACGATTGGGCAAGAGTTCAACCTGATGCTATTCAGGCTTGGATTTATGAGAACAACGGTGACGCTATGCTAGCTTCTAGAGCCATTGACCTATACAAACAGGATGCTGGTATTTCTTCCAAGAAGGTTAAAGCTAAGTCTAAAAAAACTAGTTCAGATAAAGACCCAAGAGGTTCGGCTGCAGATGCAGTATCAGTCAAAACAAAGATTGAAGACCCAACACCTACGGAGAAGATTTGGACAACCTCAGAGATAGCTAACCTCTCTGTTGACCAGTACGAACAAATGCAGTCTGAATTAGATGATGCATTTAAGTCTGGAAGAATAGTAGATGGTTAGTAAGATTAAGTAAAATATAAATAAGGAGAAAAGATATGGGTTTCGAATCAGGAACTACTAACTTCAATCCAGCTACGTCGGGACAAACTAACTCGTTTTGGCTGCCTGAAGTTTTTTCAAAGAAGGTACAAGTTGCCTTTCGTAAGTCAGCAGTAGCTGAAGCAATTTGTAACACTGACTATATGGGTGAGATTGCTCAGTACGGTGATACAGTAAACATCATTAAAGAGCCAACAATTTCTGTACAGGACTATGCTCGTGGTGCAACATTATCTACTTCAACAGGTCTAACTGATGAAGAATTAGTGTTACAAATCGACCAAGCTAAGTACTTCCAGTTCAAGGTTGACGATTTAGAGAAGCGTTTCTCACACGTAAACTGGCAACAGATTGCGTCTGATAATGCAGCGTATCAACTTAAAGATGCGTTTGATGCTAACGTAATCACAGCTGCTATTGCAGGTGCTACAACTAACACTTATGGCTCAGATGCATCACCAATTGATACTGGTTTTGCTACAGGTGAGACTGACCCTCTAGATGTTCTAGCTCGTCTTGCTCGTCTATTAGATGACCAAAACGTTCCAGAAGAGAATCGTTGGGTAGTTGCTAAGCCTGAGTTCTATGAAGAGTTAGCTAAGACTTCATCTAAGCTAATGTCAGTTGATTACAACCAAGGTAATGGTGGTCTACGTAACGGTCTAGTTGCATCTGGTGAGCTACGTGGCTTTAAGATGTACAAGTCTAACAACGTACCAACACCATCAGGTTCTGGTGTAACAGCAACACACAACGTACTAGCAGGTCATATGTCTGCAGTATCTTGTGCTCAAGCGTTGTCAACAGTTGAAACAGTACGTGCTACTGATTCATTCCAAGACATCGTTCGTGGTCTATTAGTTTGGGGTCGTAAAGTATTACGTCCTGAAGCTCTAGCACTTGCTAAAATCAAGATTGACTAATAGTTAATCACTAGAGAGCTCTTTACGGGCTCTCTTCCATATTATATAAGAGGGAAGAATGGCAGATACTCAAACATACTTAGGACTTACTAATGAAATATTAGGTGAGCTTAATGAAGTTCAACTTACCTCTTCTAACTTCGGTACTGCAAAAGGTATTCAGAAGTTTGTTAAAGATGCTGTTAATAGGGCATACTTTGACATCGCTAACGAGAACCCAGAGTTCCCTTGGCTATCAACATCTTGTGCTGGTATGGGTAATCAGGAGTACGGAAACTACTTCGTAGATTCAGTAGCAGGTACTAGGTGGTATTATTTAAAGAAACATTCAAGTGGTGCACACGGTACCGCTAAAGATTTTGGTAGAGTAGATTGGGATAACTTCTATCTAACTACAGAAGATGTAGGTACTTGTTCTACTGGTTTAGGTGTGTGTTCAGATAGTGCTTACACTACAGCTGATACTTGTGTAGCAGCAGATAATACTTGGACAGATTATGACACAACTAATGTTTGTCCTGGTACTTGGACAGCTACGCATACAACACCTCATACTAGACAGAACTTAAAGTTTATTCCAGTAGAAACTTGGAAGAAACATTATAGAGAGTCAGATGACGCTGCTAAAGATACTGGTGAGTACGGCACACCTACTAAAGTAATTATGTCTCCTTGTGGTAGAAAGTTTGGATTATCCCCACTACCAGATAAAGCATATAGAGTTTACTTCTATGCTTGGGAACAGATTTCTGAATTGGCTAATTATGATGACGAGGTTAAGTACCCAGAACAATGGACTGCAGTATTGTCAGCAAGAGCTAGGTATTATGTATGGCAGTTTAAAGAGAACGTACAGTTAGCGGCACTAGCATTAGACGAGTATAAGAAAGGCATCCGTTTAATGAAGAACTACACAGGTAAGCCACAACCATCAGTAATGACTGATGACAGAGTAAGGTTCGTATAAGATATGGCAGTAGAGCAAGGCATAGCAATTTCAATTGGCGGTGGTCTTGATAAGACTTCTTCGTCATATGACTTGTTTAAAACACCAGGTGTTGCTACTCGACTTAAGAACTTTGAAGCTTCTCTTCACGGTGGTTATAGAAGAGTTAACGGATATAGAAAGTTCTTATCTAGCCCAGTTATAAGTGTAACTGTTACTAATGGTGGTACAGGATATGACGCAGGTACTACAGTAGCTTTTACAGATGAGGAAGGCAACGGTACTGGGGCAACGGGTACAGTAACAGTTGTTGGCGGTGTTATTACAGCAGTTACTATTACTAATGGCGGTTCAGGATATCAAACACCCCCTTCCATATCTTTCCATAGTACAGGGCATCCAGTAACTAAAGCTACTGTTACTGCAGTTCTTAATACAGAACTTACTCCTTCTGGTGGTACTACGCCTATTAAAGGTGTGTATGCTTATGCTGAGGGTGGTTGGGCTTGTCAGAATGGTAATATCTATTGGTCTGAAGATGGGTATGATTGGATACAAGTAAATAAGGATTACGGTACTTGCTCTGCAGGTGGACATACAACACAACAAGCTTGTGAAGAAGCCAACCATACTTGGACAGCTGCTTGGGCTACGGAAGCTGACTTAACTACAGCTACTGCTGTGGCTCTTAATACGAACGGAAGATATAACTTTTCAGAGTATATCCCAGCAAGTGTGCCGACTGCTCGTATTACAGCAGTTAATGGCGCAGACGTACCTGTATACTTAGAAACTAAATTAGATAGTGGCACAAG